TTAAATTCACAAAGACAATCTCCACAAATTAGTTTTCCAAATGCAAGAATAAGTGCCGGATTGTGACATCCTTCAATTTGACATTCTGGTCTTTCCATTTTATTTATCTGTTTTATTTAAAGTAAGCCCTTGACTTTCTTTAGTTAGTTTAATTAATAGTTCTAAAATATAAATTAATATATATGATTCCTGTGTCATAACATATTTTGTATCTTCATCAATAGAAAAAATGTATTTTCCTTCTTCATTTTTATATAAGTTTTTGTATATTTGTTCCATTTTAACGATGTTCATGTAATCCTAAATTAAAGTCTGCATTAAGTGGTCTACCACTTCTGTTTGTAACTTCAAAATAATAACAACTCCCTGCATTTAATATAAATTGCCCAATTTGTGATGATGTGCTTACAGATGCACTTATAAACTTTGTTCCTGCGCCACTTCCACCTAAAAACATTGCATTATAAATTATGTCTCCTGCAGTTGTTACAGTTGGACCAATCCAACAAGTAGCATTCATTATACTTCCAGCTAATGCGGCTCTTCTATTTAAATTAATTATTGGTAAAATTGTTCCACTATTGGATACTTGTGTTCCTTCACTAAGTTCAAATGTTGCATCTCCGTCTGTTCTTCCATCAAACGCTGCGTGAACATCATAAGAACCACAACAAAGAAACAATGCTCCAGAAGCACCTATTGGTACATTTCTAAAATATGAACCAGCTTGATATTGATTTCCTTGTATTACTCTATCATGTTCTTTTGGAAATACAACTAATCCACTTCCTCTCACCTTTGCACCATCTATAATAACATTAGGTAGAGTAGTTATACTTCCAGTAACAAATAATCTTCCATCAGAATCAACAATTGCTGCATTGCTCCAATTCCCTGCTCCGCTTCCGTGAATTTGACTCAAATTACTTCAACTCCACAACCGGAATTGTAGTACATCTACAATTATGTGTAACCATTCCTTTTGCAATATAACTTTCATCTTCTTCAACACTAAAATTATAAAGCTTTCTTGCTTTCTTTAATTTAAATCTTTTTATTTGATAAATAGGCACTGAAATGAACTCAAACTCATTATTATGATTTTGTAACAAATGCTCAATATACATTAAAATATTATTTTTATTTTTTTCATTTACTCTGATTGTACTCCATCCAATTGCTCTTAATTCATCATCTCTTTGTTTATCTTTTTCTTTATCTTTATGCCAATATTCTCCGTCATACTCTATGTCTATTTTTAGAGAAGGTATTGCCACATCTGCAAATCTTGTAGACTTCTCTGTAATAATTGGATATTCACTTTCAGCATTCTCAAAATGTTCTTTTACTATATTAAACACTTCTTTCTGAGACGAACTTATAAATCCCTTTTGACCCATAATATAGTTAGGATGCTTTTCTGGATGTTCTTTATAAAATTGTTTTTTTGATTGAGATATATTTTCCCAAAAATCTTCTGTATGTTTGGATTTATGCATTGGATTTCCACTTCCAGTTCTCATTTTTGATATTTTCATAAGAGAATCATGATTTTCCTTCGTTAATCCTTTATTCCAATTATCAAAAGTTCTATTTTCAGATTGCCATTGGTGTTCTCTATTATCTACCATTTCTCTTGTTTTTTCATTTGCTTTTTCTGTAATCTTATACCTATCTCTTACTCCTGTCTCATATTCTCGTTTCATTTGTTCTTTTGCTTTTATACTTCTGATTTTATGTTGCCAATCATCCTTAAATTGTTCATTAGCCGTAAATCTGTTCGCACAACTCAAAGAACAAAAGTCAGAACTATTTTTATCATCAATAATTAATTCATTACACTCTTTACATCTTTTAGCTAAAAATATAAGCCTATCTTTAGAAGATAAATCTTTAACTTTTATCCATCCTCTTTTTTCAGTCAGTATTGGATGTTCTGGAGTCATTGTTAAATGAGTATCTTTATCCCAATACACACTAAACACTTCTCCATCATATTGCATGTCATCTATAATAGAATTAACAGGCATAAATCTTCCTTCATGTGTTAATACTAAATCATTTACTTTAATATCTTTAATTTGTTTCCATCCTTTTAAACTATAAACCTGAATCTGACCATCTATAAAACACATTACATGCGCCGGAGGAACAATCTCTGGATTTTTTGCATCCATAACTTTACCATTTAATTCTGCACACTGAGGACAAGTTCTGTCACTCATGGCAGCTAACCACCTAATCTTTTCAACATTTTTAGTTTTATAAGTTTCTAAAGCACCTAAATTAGCCAATCTAACTGTTTCAGTTCTGGTAACGATATTTGCTCTTCTTTTTCCCTCAATTAATATTTTACTTTTATCAACACTATTTTTAGTGTGAGCATATAAGTTTCCAATTACTTTATCTTTTAATAACATTTTTTCAACTTGTTTAACTGACAAATTAGCACCAAATCCTTTTTTCATAACTTCTCTTAATTTACCAATATTTCTTTTATTTAAATATCCCGCCGCAATTTCAGTTTTTGTTAATGCTCTTAAATTTTTAAAATCATCTAATTCAATTACTTTAATAATTTCATGCCTTAAATCTTCTAAGTTAAAATCTACCCATTCTTGAATAGACATATCTTCTTTTTCTTTTATTTCATTAAATCCATGATGATGAATATTTTTATCTAATAATTCTTTATACATTCCTTTTACTTGCTCTTGAGAATTCTGCCCAGGAACATTTGGAAGAGATTGTTTTTCTTCTTTATCTCTTTCTGCTTTTTGTCCGGGAGTTAATCCATCTTGTTTAGCAAATTCTTCTTCTTTTTTCTTTCTATCTTCCTCTTCTGCGTCTATTTCATTTTCAATATCTAATTCTAATAATTCAGCAATTTGTTTTTCAACAGAAATTCTCATAATATTACTAACAAATGGATTCTTAATTAATTCAGTTAATTTTTGAACAATTTCTAACTTATCTTTTAAATTTTGTTCTCCCCATTCAATATCAAACCTAATTACCTTTCCATCTTTCTTTTCTATTGCATTTTTGACTAATACTTTTTTCAATAATTGTTCTTCTAATATTTTTTCAATAGCTTCTTGTATAGACTTAATCATTCTTTCAAAAACATCTAAATCTACTGTTGCAATACCTTGAGAAACATTTGCTTTGCCCATAATAACTTGTGGAACTTGCATTGCGATAGAAAGATTTTGATAATCATTTTCTAAAACATCTTTAAATTTTTCTGTAAAGTTTCCAAAATCAATACCTTTAATTTCAATATTAGGACCAGTAACCCACTCGGTTTTTTCATTCATTACTTGTAAGCTTTTAGCAAAATCGTCAATTTGTGCTTGTGAAGGATAATCATTCTTTTCTGCATTACCCATTATAGCATGAACAGGATTATTGGATTTTCTTTTAACTAAATAATGTAATGCTTTTTGGGTTGTAAGAAAATTAACAATAATTTGTTCAGCAGGATATATTTTACCTAATCCATAAGCGTCTCCAGGCATTATGTTATGAGGCAAATGCATAATCTCATATGGTTCAAAAGGAATAGCCTCATCTTCTTTTATCCGTGTATAAGAATCACCGGTGTGTTGAGTATATCCTAATATTTTACCTTTTTTATCTCTTCTAACATACATTGAATTAGCATTTATATTTTTTAATGCAATTCCTTTACCTTCTTGAGTAACACCAGCCAATTCAACAAATCCGTTTCCTTTAACTAATGCATCTCTTAACCAAGGTTTTATAATACTGGTTAATTGATTGTCTTCAATAAAATCTTCAAGAATTTTTTTAGCACTATCATCTTCACACTTAATATATATTCCAGGACCAATTGCAAAATCTATTATCTTATCAATTATCGCACTAACCACCCCAAACTTACTATAAATTTCACCCATTGTTTCAAAATTAATTGGATGAGGTTCTCCAAGTTTCTCTTTAATATTTTTTACATATTTATCTTCTTCTTGGCCAGTCACACTCTTAAAAAATACTGGAGCTAAAGTTGTATTCTTCTCATAAATAAATTTATTAGAAGATTCTTTTACAATTGCAGGTTTTTTAGAAAAAATGTCCATTAATGCCATTCTATATTATTAATAAAAAATAAAAAAGTATTTAAATACATTATATTAAAAATTATATTATTTATTACACATGTCCTATTACAAAACCATGTGTTTTTGGACTTTCCTTTCTGCTAAAATAAATAGCTGCTAAACAAAGAGCCACCACTAAATCATCATGCTCTCTACTATCATGATATATTCTTTTTCTTTTAGTGATGTCTTCTTTTGAATCCTGTCTTTTAGAAAATTCAAATTTAATGCTTAATAATTGCTTAATAAGTTTTCTATCTGTCTTCGGATATATCAATTTTTTCTCTTGCATTAGAATTCTAAGGTTCTCAAAGATTTCTTGTTTGCTTGCTTGAGTAAATTTTAATCCTTCTACCACACGACCTAATTCTTCTACTAAAAAGTCTGTAAACGTATCCCCCATTCCTGTTGCATCTACATATATTTTATCAAAATTAAATTGTTTATGAAGCATTAACATATAATTCCTTATTTGAACTCCGTCACTTTGCTCCATAGTGTGAGTATAAATTACTTTAATAGTATTATCACCAAATGTTTTTTGTTCAAGAATTACAAATGCAGTTTCATCTGCTCCTGAAGTAGCTAAATCTACCCCTAAAGAATATTTGGCTTTTGGATGTCTTAGTAGATGCATTTTATCTTAAAAATATCAAGTAATTAGCAACAGCATAAAGTAACGCAAGAATTCTTTCCTTATATCCAAAATTACCAAATACTCCAGCAGCAAGAAAAGCAATTACTCCTATTATAGCAAATATTTTAGTCCATACCATTTTACCAGTTTACTATTTTCCATCCTTTTTCTTTTGTATCATAATACATAGTTCCAATGTCTTCTGCAAATCCATTAT